CTCTGTAAGGTTGAAAGATTCTTTGGCAAATGGATTTTTTTCACCAGCTGCAATGATTTCTGTTTGAACTTTTGTTGTTGTTGCTCCGCCTCCTTGTGGTCTTGGATTCTTTTGTACCCAAGCTGGCATTTTAGACATCGCCCACTCTTTTACAGGTGTTCTGTTATAGCCATCTACTACGACAACTGTTCCATCTGTCTCTCTAGCTAATTGATCTTTGTCAATACGAGACAAAACATATTGCGGGTCGTGAACAACATCTGCTAGTGCTGTTACTGCTGGTGCTTCCACTTCAAGCTGTCTCTGTCTAGCTTCTAGCTCTTGTATCCTTTTGTTCTTAGCTTCTTCAGCATCACGATATTGTTGAGCCTGTTTTGCTATAGCTTCATCATATCTGCCCTTTGCCTCTAGCTCTTCTTGCTCTTTTTTTTGTTTGTAAGCAATAAGTGCATCTACATCAACATCTGGTGGTACAGCTTTGGCCGCCTCCTTTGCTTTTTTGTAATCGTCTAAAATTTCTCTGTTGCTTTTTCTGAGTGCTTCAACTTCTGCCATTAACGCTGCAGTATCTACAGGTGGATTTGGTTTAATTGGTTCGTCAGCCATAAATAAAAAATTTACAATTATTCACAATATTAGCTCCACTTCGTGCGGTCTGCCCAAAAAGCTGCTGACATTTTACCTTTGGCAATATTTTTGGCGTGTCTGGCTTTAAAACTTTTGCGTTTTGCCTTATCTGCGTCTGATTCTCCCTTTCTAGGTGGTTTATTCTTAGCACCTTGCATACCAAACCTAATTAATTTAATTTTATCCCCTTCTTTCGCTAAAACAACATGAGACTTTGTAGGGTGTGATGGTGTTCTCTTCGGTTTGTTGTAACCAGCAAGTCCAAACCTTTTTAGTCTAGGGTCACTCATTTACCTTTTTTCCTCATTGCTAATCTATGCGCCTCCGTAAATGACATACCCTCTCTCATCTTACGCTTCATAAAATCCATGTGCGCCTTTGTATGACCATGCGCCTTTTGATGTTTAGCTAAAGTATTTTTTTGTCTTGTAGTTAGCTTCATCTTTTTTTGTTGTACCTTGAATAGATTGCTGAGTCTGCTGTTCTAGCTTTATCTCCTCTCATATAACTATTGACTCTACCCATAGCCCACGCTGCCATAGGTACGTTTCTTGAGCCACTAGATAGGTAAGCGCCCTGACCTTTTCTATAGACCGCTGCAAGTTCACCATAAAAAAAGCGTGTACCTTCAGCCTTTTTTTTTAGATTAGCTTTTACGCTTGCGCTTAGTGGTTTTCTTCTTTTTGCTTGTGGAGACATTTTGTTTAGTACGTGATTTAGAAACAGCTTGAATATCAATATACTGTCCTTTTCTATAAGCCTCGGCAGTTCTCTTAATCTCAGCAGCTTTGGCTGATTTGTTTTTAGCACCAGACAGGTACTTTTTAGGTAATCCTGTCTTTTTGTCCTTTGGAACTCGCCTTAGTTTTTTTGTCACTTTTTAGTTTTTTTCTTTGTTTTTGGCTTTACTTCACAGTTTTCAGCTTTAGGCTTAGAGTCCTCAGCCCCTTGAACTTTAAAAATATATCCCATTACTTTTTGCCTCCTTTCTTAATCTTTTTCTTTTTACCTTTTGGTTTCATTGATCCGTAGTGTGAAGGCATAACAATAAAAGTAGCTGTAACTATATTACTTCCTTTTACGTTTTTTAGCAGTTGTTAATGCAATGGCTTGAGCCTGCTTAAGTGTTTTGCCTTCTCTCATTAGCTTACGAATATTAGCTGAGATAATTTTTTGTGATTTACCTTTTCTTAATGGCATAGCTATCCAAAGTATTTGTTAAGTATGTCAAAGTCCTCGTCATCTATAGCAGTCACATACAAACCCTCAACTATTTGTTCAAACTTTTTTCTATTAGCCCCTCTAGTTTTTTGCAGTGCATCGTAAATACGTTTTACCACTGATCTGTTTTTAGGAAATTTTCTTGAAAGTTCTAGCGCTTCAAATGGTGTCATAAGTTTTTCATGGCCTCCTCAAAGGTTTCATCTACCCATTTATACAAACGTGGTGCATTCTTTTGCAACCCTTCTGGATTAAAAATATACTGTGTGAAAGATTCTGCAAATTGCTCTGCTACATCTTTACGACTATATTGAGTTGGATAGGTCATGCCTTTTAAATTCATAAAACGCCTTCCTAGCTTTGGCATACCTGCTTGGAAATGTACTTGGTGTCCCATTTCATGAACAAAAGTAGAGAACCAATCTATGCTTGCGTCCATTGGATCTGAGTTAGACCATATTTCATCTTGTAGTCCTAGTTTTCTTGTCTGTAATCGTCGTTCGTATGCAGAACCTTTTATTCCACTTAGTTTGGCATTATTATTTAATGTGTCGGCAGCACTTTTTTTAATTCTCTTAGCACTAGCTGTACTAATTTTTTTTGCTCCGTCTCTTAATCTAGTATGCACCATTCCAGAGTTCATAATTGTATAGCCATTAGTACTGCCAGTAGCATTACCAAATAAACTATTAACTACCTTTCTTTGAAAATCTATATCAAGCATTGCACCTTTTTTTGACAAACTAATATTTCTTTCAAATAACTTTTCGTGGCTGCCTATTTTTAAATTACCGCGACCATTCCACCTTACTTTCCAATCCTTAACTTCTGCTATCAAATCTTCATTAGGAATCTTATCAATAGCTCTAAATCTCTTAATGACAGTTTCATTTGACTTTGCGAAAGCTTCTAAATTTTTACCATTTAAAAATCTTTGCCTTAACTTAGTAATATCTGCAGTTTTTTCATATTTCATGTTGAATTGATTAACAATATTACCTTTTTTCATAAATGCTCTCATTTTCTTAATATGTTTTTCAGTCAAGCCGCCTAGCGTCTCCATTCCGTCTAAGCTATCCTCTGTAAACTGCTGAATATCTCCAAATCTGTTCTTAGTAAGCCATGTATCAACACCTTCAGTAGACATTGTTGGTGATGTTTTGATCTTCGGCGCTTTAGCTACTGGTGCTGTTACCTTCTTAGCCACTACAGGCTTGGCATAAATTTTCTCTAACTTATCAAGTGGTAGTTCTGTTCCGTCATTCCTTATCATTTTTCTTATTGCCGCGTGTCCCGAGCCTTCTTTTTTTGCTAATTTCTTAAAAAAATCGACTTTTTTTGCTGTTCCTAGAGTCTTTACCTGTAGTTTTTTATCTTGTTGCAATAACCAATCACCATATTGTGTGCCTTGTGGGACTCTTCCAGTGGCACTAGGTCTACTAACTACCTTTCCTACTGGCGGTTCTGTTAAACCCTCAAAGCCTTTGCGCTTACTTAACCCTGCGTAGTCAACAACTGGTACTGTTGTAGACCTACAGTTGAAATGCTGTGGTGGCGTTGGTCCTTTATTATATTCAAACTTTCTACCATCAAGCCTTTTACAAATATTGCTGGTCTTGCTATCTAGCGTTGCGACATACTCATATCTAGGTGCTACTTTGCTATTTGCCGCATATACAGATTGAGAAGCCTGATTCTGTACCTGATTAACAGAGGTTCTTACTACTGTTTTTATTTGATGGCTTGCTAATTTTATAGCCTGTCCACCAGCTGCAATTTTTTGTCTTGTAGTGGCTACCTTGTCAAACTCCAATGTACCTGCCAATCTTTTAGCAATAACATTTACAGACTCTCCACTAAATACACCAGCTCTAATAGTCCTTGCTAATAATGCTTGATTTTTTCTTGCTATACCTCTGAAAGCTTTTTCGACTGTTTCGCCATTAGGCAAAGTCATCATTGCACCTTGCCTAGCAGTTAGTTCAAACTTACCCGACCCAAACTTAATAAAATCATCTTCTGTAAATTGCTTGCTGGTAAATATATTGACTTTCGTAGGGTCTGTTTTAACAAAGGAAGTTGCATACCTTTGATTAACAGCTACTGAATTTATTGGGATACCGCCAGACTTAACAGCCTTTTGTAGTTCACTTTCTATAAATCCTGTCTGTATCTTGGCTAATCCTTCCATTTCTTTAATCATTTGCTTTGTTACATCTTTATTCCATCTGTCCAGACTTGCTTTCGATTGTGCAAGTATTGCTCTTAATCTTTTTCTTGTCTGAGGTGCTACAGTAATACCTACCGCTGCTTTTTTTTGCCTTTTGTCTAGTGCCACTAGCTGCTTAGTAGCATCATAAATTACTTGAATATAGTTTTCTACAAACTTATTAGCTACAGCGTTACTATATCTATTTAGGTCAATAGTCTCCCTAAAGAATACCTCTGGAATACTCATTTATCATTCTTCCTCTGGTGCCTCCTCTTCTTCAACTTCAGGCTCAGGGTCTGGCTCTTCAGGTGGTTCTGATTCTGTTAAGCCACCGCTTTGTGTGCCTTCAATCTCTTCCTCTACGTCAAAGT